GCAATGGCGAGTGCCAGTCGCGCTCAATCAGCAAGTGCGCCGGGTTGAATGCTTCGACCTTGCAAGTGGTGCGTTTCTCGGTCTTTTTGATGCGTCCTGTGTAGTGCGTAACAGGCTGCAAGATGATGCCGCCGTAGCCATCTGGCATTGGATTTACAAGTGGCGTTCCATCCTCGCCCATTGCCTGCTCTGGGTTCGCGTACTCAATCTCGCCGCCCTCTTGGAGCAGCATTGCGAGCATTTCCTCACTCGCGCCCTTGAATGGGTAGCTGTTCACAACTTCGCTTGTCTCTTTGCGCCAGTGAACAGCGCAATTCTTGATGGTTAGCGCGTCCTTAATCGCTGTGTAGAGGACTAGAAAGCCGTTGTTTTGCTTATAAAAGACGTAGTTGCACGCGTCCGTGGCTTGTTCTGCGCCCTTCACTTCGTCGGCCTTTGTAGGCTCGAACTCCACCGCCTTATCAGTGCTAGTGAACGTGTTTAGCATGGCTGGCAAAATCCACTCCACGCTGTCCTGAACGTCACTTGCTACAACGTCTGACCAGCCTTCCTGCTCGTTCAGATAAGGCATCCGGTGATAGGCCCGCATAGCCCGCTCGCGCACGTCCCCAAGCTCGCCATGTATGTAATGGCCCGCATCTTCCTCTTTACGTTGCAGCAGCTCTAACAACTCCTGCTCTTGCATCTTTGGCATAGTTTCCCCGTCGCTGTAGTAGCGTTGGGGGGATTGTCAAAACTGGTAAAGCGCAAAAGAAAACCCGCCGTAGCGGGGTGCTCGGGTAGTGCCTAGCTACTTTGACTATGGGCCTGAGCAGCTTCTTTTGCTTGCTCTTCGGCGATTCTCTTGGCCTCTTCAACCAAAGCGGCGGCTTTGTCGGCTTCCCTTGTGGAGGGGCGTTTAAACAGGTCTAAGATATTCATGCTCTTCCTTTCAGTTAGAAATACTCAGTGACGATGCAACGTCCTACACCGCCAACAGTGCCAGAGGCAGCAGATGTAGACCCATAGGCCCAACCCGGACTGCCAAAACCATACCCTATGCCATTGCGTTGTGCAGACGTATAGCCCCCCGAGCCACTGAATATAGCGGCATCAGAACGCCCACCATAGCCCCAAACCGAATCACCCCCATCCCCACCTTTGAGGAAGCCGTAATCACCTCGGCGAGGAATATAAGCTCCAGTGCCTTGACCACCCCGCACATCCACGAGCGTAGTACCAGCAAGAGCACCAAACGCAACGCTATTTGAGATTGGCGTTTGCGGAGCAACTATCATTGCCTCCGTCCCGGCAGTTGAGACCACTACCCCGCGAACTCCACCCGCTGCGGTTACGTAGGTGCCAAATGTCGAGTTGGGCGAGTTAGCCCCCGGACTGGCTGGCACTCCCAGCGTCACAGTGACGTTAGCCAAAACAATCGGAGCCGTGAACAGCACCTCAATGTAGCCACCCCCACTGCCTCCAGAGCATCCCATTGCAATGCTAGAGCCATTGGTGAATGAAGTTGATGGCCCACCGGCGGCTTGTAGTTGGACTCGTGTTTGTAGTGCTCTTGGGTCGGGGACGAAGCTGCCTGTTGCAGAAAACACCGTGACCTTAATATTGCCCGGTGGCAGTGCGTTAATAGTAGCCATTAAATGATTGCCTCCCCAACTTTGCGCCCGAGGGCGTACACATGAAACTTAAAACCAACACGGACAAAGTCGTATCGCCCTGGCTTACTTAACCGAACGGTATCAGTGCCCACGATGATGGTCACATCAGAGCCAGCATGGAAATTGCCGTTTGCATCAATGATTGTGAATTGCTCTACAGACGGGCCGTTTGTGTCCAAAGTGCATTGGGTGCCAGGTCCACCGGCGGGAAGGCTGACCGGAAGGCTCACTAAGTAGCAAGTTCGGTCGGTGATCGTAAAACCTACCGTTTTCTCCTCGAATGTGGTGAATGTCTTGCGTGCCAATGGGGTTTGGCTTGAGATGGTTACGGTCATGGTAGCGCCTCCAAAATGATTGTTGCTGGCCCCGTGGACGTGCCGGATGTCTTGATTAACGTAAGGAACTTAGTCCCCACCGCAACCTCAAAGTCATAGGAGAACGGATCGCCTGGGGCGGTGGCGGTGATGGCTGCTAGCAGCACGGCCCCCTCCATAAATGGGCCGTTTGCCTCGAACACTCTCATGTTAGACGTTGCCGCCCCGGGGAAACCTGTAGTGCTGCGCAAACGGAACCTGTTGCCCGGTAGCTTGAATGTGTACTGGGCAGCGGAGTCCAAGCCAGCAGGGATAACCAATGACTGCACATCCAAGTACAGAGGCACATCAAGGAACCTGCGGGTACTGGTTCTCCTGTATGGCTCACCGGGGATCGTTGTGCCTGCTCTAGCCCGTATAACAACGCCTGTATCTGCGTGACTTACCGAGATATTCGCCACATCCACTGCGCGCAGATAAATCTGGTATTCGAACTGAATGTCTACGGTATCACCTGACAAACGTGGAGTCTCGTTTTTGTACCGCATGAACTCCCGCCCACCCGCACTTTTTGCGACCCAGACAAGCCCTTTTGGCGCATTCTCTTCAAGAATGATGCGCACCGAGTAGAAGGCCGCGTTCACTGTAGGGGTTAGCGTGAAGGCGTATGGCACACTCACACCCGCCGCCGCCGGAGGACCGTTAGGGAGTGTGAGCTGTAGATTGAGTTGCAATGCTCTACTAACTGGCTCAACCAGCGTAGCACCGTCCACGCTCTCCGCTTGCCATACGCCGGGGTAAAAGGCTAGGCTTGTTTCATGGTTGACGAACATAACGTTCTGGCAACCTGAGCCAATCGAGTGGTATGCACCCAAGTGGAGGGAGCCTACCCCAGTAGTTACAGAAGTGGCAAGCTCCGTCCCATCTTCATCGCTTTCCTGGATATCAACCCAAGCGCCATTTATCTTCTTTTGTAGCCTGAATATCCCATCTGAGTTAGCTATTTGCCGATACAGCGCACCACCAGAGCCAGTAATCCCGCCGCCCGCCATTACCCCATTTACCGGGGTTAGACCCACATCAAAATCAAGCAGCGACTCCGCAGGGCCAGAAGTAAGAAGAATGACCGCGCCAGACGGATATGGGCCAAATGTACCGCCTTCGCTTACGCCATTAATAAGCACTTGACCACGATCAACGCCAGCAGTTACCACCACCCACGCAATGCCCAACAGGGGCGCAATGGCTATGCTGTGACCATTGGGGATGGATAGCGAGATGCTGTGACCATTGCGGATGAAGTTGCTCATTTTGTATGCCCCTGTTATGGAGGCATTGTCAAAATCAGTAAAGCGTAGGCATGGTTGATCCTAGGGTGGATAGAGGGACTATCCAGACCTTGCCCATCTATTCCTATTGAGTGGAAAGACCAGCACACGCATGACGGCTCTATTCGCTTATACCGTTGACCTAGTTCCACCTGAGTTATCAACGGCTTTAAACCATACCTAGAGAAAGTTGGTTCGGACAAGGCGCGGGGTGTATCGCGTGCCGGTGTTCTTTGATTGCAGCCCATGCAGGCCCATTAGCTGTATCGATACTCGATCTGAAGCTGAAAAGCAAAAGGCCTAGGTCTAATGCTCTCCGTGTTCGCACCACGTCCCATTACTGGGTAAAAGCATCAGGCCTAGGCCATCTGTATTTTATCTTGTGGTGCGAACACTCGATACAGCTATTCTCAAAATTGGTAAAGCGGTCACCATCTGCGTTTTAAAAACTCACATGGTCAGCCTATCACCCACTCGTGATAAGTGGCATTCCTAAAGCTGGGCTGAAACCCTATAGGCTTTGCTATGCGCCGCTTGATTGATCGTGCAGAAGTGCCAAACCGCCCTAGCTTTCGCTTGTTGTGGGTTATCACCGTGATAAACGGAGATGCGGCCGGGGTGAGGCTGTAGATCATTGTCAGCCCTTCGCCTCGTCAATCATGCGCTTGAGCCACCGACTGCCGCCAAGCTCCAACCACTTAGCGTACTGCTCGTCGGTCAGCCTAGCTTTTACGATGTGGCGTGCAGGGTTGTCTGTTGGTGGACGCCCTGCGCCGGGTTGTTTGCCGCCTTTCATGCGAACTTTAGCGAATCAATGCGAGCAATCTGTTCCTGCAACTCCTTACGAAGCGCATCAAAGATTGGCTTTGCATCTAGGTCAATATCGCCTGTTTGCATTTCATGGCCTTCAATTAGGTAGTCCACAGGTGAAGAAATCTTGAAGTGAGGCGCAATGATGGCGGGCGCGGTGTCGTCAATCCATGCCGTCATGGCCTCCACCAAACCATTCGGCGCTTCAATCTCATTGGAGAGATAAGTAGATAGATCAATCTCGCCATCTACAAGGCGAACAAAAACCATCCGATCGACTGGCTCACAAGAAACATAGCGACCTGCTGGCTTTGGTGCGTGCTTAAACATTTCATTCCCCGTTTGTGTTGCGATGAATGAATTATAGGCCCACAAATATCTATTGCAAGCACTATTTGCAATATTTTTTACGTCACGTAGCGTTTGCGGTAGGCGATTGGCTTCATGCTGCCCATATTGACGTTAATCATCCCCGCCGTGTAGGCTTGGGCGAACTGGCGCAAAGCATCGGCTGATTCTGAGTGCCCGCCAGTCTTGTCTGGTTCGTCAGACCATCGCACCTGTTGCGAGTTCCACTTCTTGCGATAGTTTTCCAAGTGCTTGATACCGTCTGCGCACTCTGTTTCGTCAAAGTACAGCATGGGGAAAACGTCACGGGTTTGCTGGATGCCCCAATTCACGTCATCAATGCGTGGGACTACCTCAAACACAACACCCGGCATTAGCTCCTCTAGCATCTCCTTTGGGCTTTTGTTGTTGTGCTGGCCTTGTCGCTTGTGGTCGGCATCGTGGGGTAGGTACATAGTCGCCCACGTAAGCCCCTGCTTTTGCAACCATTGCACGTAATGGCTGTAAGGCTCGCCCCAACCCTCCTTAAACCGAACAATGCGCCACTCCATACCTAGGCGCTGCATCACCCAAATGGCAGTCCCATCGCTGTTGCCAATGTCCCAAAAGGTATAGCAAGGCGCGTTAGGCAGTACGGGTATGCGCTCCTTGAATTGCCCATTGTTGCGCGCTGCTGCAAGCTGGTTAGCAAAATAGGTGCCTTCCATGCTCACGCTAAAAGCCTCGTCAAACGTGGACGGGTACTCTTGAAACATCAATTGCTTGTCACCCGCGAACATTTGACGCCGGGTTGTCACGTACCAAGCACGCTTGCGCTCGTTTAGCTTGCGGCCTATCTTTGATTCAACTTGCGTGAAATAGTCGCCATCAGCCTCAGTGAGGATTACCCCAGCCGGGGCTAGCTCGTACTCGTCAGCGTCCCACCAACCAGCAAAGTGCAGCTTAAATTCAAGATTAGATAGCTTGCGCTTTTCGTCGTGTGCTGATTTAGCCTCTTTGCATATCTCATAGAAAGCACCATCCCGCCCCTCTGCTGTGGACTCGATAAACACTAAACCGTTAGGTGGAACCGCTGGCAGCGTGCCCGTTAGCACCTCCTTGGCTTTGTGTGGGTACTTGGCGCATATCTTGCCAAACTCGGAAACGTGCACAAAGTTAGGAGTACCACCACGCATCGACGTACCTACGCGCACCTTAGACCCGTTGGAAAACTCCATGCTCGTCGTGGTGCTGCTTACAACCGAGTATTTCTCCTTGATTGCGTCCGGTAAGTTGTCGTATGCCAGCTTGATCTTGCTGTCGAAAATGTCTTGAGCCGTTGGAATGTCTTGGGCAATGATGCCTACGTCCGAGTTGTCTTGGAATAGCGCAGTATCTAGCCCAATAATCTGGATGAGCGTTGAAAAGCCACGTTGACGCGCTTTCGGAATGATGTTCCTATAGTGCAGATTTAACAGCAGCGCCTCTTGAGCTTCATTGGGCACAAACGGAACAATCTGCTTGTCCTTGTTCTTCACCTTGTAGAGGTTTCTAATCCTCCACTCAGGCTGCTTCATTAGCTCTATGCGCTCGTCATCCGTCATGCTTTCGGACGCAATGGTGTGTTTGCTATCTGCTCGAATAGCTTTGTAATTGGGTTCTCTGGCTGCAAGCCGTGATTCAGATTCACTTTTGAAGGCTCGTTAAACCCATGCATTGCGTTTAGCTCTTTTACAGCCGCTACAACCTCGTTTGGCTTGCTTTCGCTACCTAGCCCATCCGCTATTGATTTGAGCGTCTTAACGCTGTCTAAGCGGCTCCAAAGGGCAGCGCAAGCGATCTCTTCCTTGATTGACTTCACCATTAGGGACACGTTAGGGTCTGCCATCAGTCGGCAGGCTTCTACCGCGATAGGGTTATCGCCCATGTTCTCAGCATCGTAAGCGTGCCTATAAGCGTCAGCCTGCGTCATTCCGATGGCTACTGCTTGGGCGAATGCTTCTTGTTTTGCTGTGAGTGCCATCACTCGCCCGCCTTCAACCGCACCTTGACGCCGTACTGATAGCAGGCGCGGCAAAAGTCTTCATTGCCTTCTACCAATGCGGGGATGGGTTCGCCTGCTCTACCTGCGCGGTAAAAAGGCATGGCGGTTTCGCCCAATGTTTTGTAATCCATCACTTCACCCCAGCCAAGGCTCGCATTGCGTAGCGAATCTGGTTCATCGCAGACTCTAGCGGCCCTGTAAGCGAGTGAAGTACGTTGAGCTCCTCATCCGGCACGAAGTTAACCGCGCCAAGCATCATCAACTCTTTGTGTGATACCCGTACTAGGTACTCAAAGTGTGGCCCTTTTGCGGCACATATTGCCTCAATCTTCATTTGCGAGTTCCTTCCAGAGTGTTCGCGTTAATAAATTCAGCGCATGAGGACTTACCTTGCGGCTGCGCTGTGCCCTTCTCTAAATCAACGGCTTGGTGTATAGATCCACCTGTCGGAGTCCCGCTAATTTAGCCGTTAGCGGCGCACCCGTATTTGTGCGAATAGTCGGCGTATCAGTTACTGTGGGAGCTTGCTTCGCAGTTCATAGCCCATAAGCGGCCAAATCTTCTGCACAGCGTTGGCGCGTGCGATCTTGCGGCCAATCTCAGCGTCGAAGTTCTCTGGGCTGGCGCAAGCGCTCTCACCCGTGACCGTGAAGCCGTTTTTCAGGACCAGCACGCAGAATGTCAGTAGTTCTAAGGCATCAGGGCAATCCCAGTCTTGTTTGGCTGCTTGCGAGACACCAAATAAGCCATCGGACGCAGTGAAATAGTGCTCACTCGCAATATTGGCATCAATGTCGGCAGGAGTGATGCGCGGTGCGGTCAACCCTTTGGCCTGAATCTCTTGCTCAATCTGACTATCTGTTGACATATTTGCCCCTAAAGTTAAGTGCAGAGCCGCAATACTTTTGCTCAAAAGCGCCAGTTGTGGTTATTGCGCCCTGCCCCTGTATTTTCAAAAGTGGTAAAGCGGCTAGCTTGTCAGTCCACCCATGATTCGATCTAGCCACTTGCTGCCGCCCATCTCCAAGAACTTGCTGCGTGCCTCTGGTGTCTTTGGTCGCCACATGACCGGGTTTGCAGCCTGTTTTTTAGGTCGCCCGCCCTTTTGCAGCTTTGCAACAATTTGCGCATTTGTAATGCAAATACTGTTTTTCACTAGTGTTTGCGCGGGTGTCATGTTTTCCGCTTTACCAATTTGCGCATTGATTGGCTTCACTTGATCCGGCAAGTAATAGCGGCTTCGTCCATCCACTTGCACTAAATCAAGCATCCCGACATATCGCAAATTGTGTAAAGCACTGCGAACCTGCCCAAGGCGTAGGGCTGTATCTACCAGCACCTTAGATTGCGAGTGGTTCCCGTTGCGGATGGATTGGTAGACCCTCCACATGGTCGTACCTTCTTTTAGCTCCATGGCTTGATCTTTGTTCAGCATTGATTCCCTTTGGCTTGTGTAGTGGTTGATGCGGGCTCATGGATAAATTCCTCTCGCTCCTTTTTGGCTACCAGTTCTGCGAATAGCTGAAAAACAGTTACAAAGCCAACAAATGAGACTGGCCTTCTAGCCGTTGGTGTTACGCCAATGCTTTTCAGCATTTCTATGATTTCCTCACGGCTCATATAAGCTCCTTAGTCTTCTGCTTGTAAAAACCCTCGATGGCTCGGTAGTCTTCTATCGAGTGCTTGGGCAATGGGTGCGGCCCTTCCAGCCATTCCACCGTGTCTAGCCCCACCTTTGCGACTAGCCCTATGCGGTACTTGGTCACGTTCCCGGCGAAATGCATGTTGCATTGCACACACTGCGAATTGGTGTTCTGTTCGTTGAATCGCAGCTCAGGCCTAGCGCCACGGCTCAGGTAATGACCCGCTTGCATTGGCCCTGCGTTGGTTCGCTGGCAACTAATGCATGGCTGTCCTGCGTCCCTAGCGCGAATAAAAGCGTTAAAG